TTGGGGGTTGACAATAATACAATACTAACGTTAACTAGAGGCAATGCTTCTCAATATTTAACTTTTAGGGGTTATCAAATGGCTAGCAATGGAAACAACATGCTTGTTTCGGCTGATGATACTAAGCAAGTTTGGTTGGGTCATCAAAGTAGTACATCGGAATTAGTAGTAGATGTAGGAGGTAACGTCGGTATCGGGACAACTACTCCACAATCTAAATTTGACGTTAAATTGGCAAACAATACAGTAGCAAGTATTGGAGGTACAGTATCAGCTGGTTCTTACGCCGGTTTACATTTTGGTTATTCAGAAGCAGCCAATGTAAACTACAGGCATTCAGCAATTGTATTTGAAAGAGATGATGCAGCCCATGGAGATGCAAGAGGTAATATACACATATTAAATAGTCCTGGAGGAAGCACTAGTGCAAATCTAGGTGATGCTAGACTAACTATAACACCGAGTGGTAGCGTTGGTATAGGGACAACTAGTCCTAGCAGTAAATTAGAAGTATATGCATCAGGTTCGACAGTATTAGACATACAAGGATCACAAGGACAGTTATTCTCTATAACAGACAATCTAACAGGAGATTTATTCACAGTCTCAGATATATCAGGAGTACCAATATTTAATGTAAATGCTACCGGCCTAGCTACTGTTGATGGAGTAATGAGTATCGGCCTAAACGGGGCAACACCGATATTCACTCTAGATGTTGGCGGGGATATAGGTACAGATAGGTACATAAGACACAACGGAGATTCCAATACCTACTTCGGTTTTAGCGGTGCGGATACTATACAATTTAATACAAACTCAAGTGAAAGATTAAGAATAGACAGCTCCGGAGACGTATTTATAACAGGCCAGGTTGGTATTGGAGCAACACCTGTATCACCTTTAACTGTAAAATCAAATTCAGTAAGCTCAGGTGAATCTGGTATAGTTATACAAGCAAACGGAAATACAAATAGTATAATTAAATTAGGAGAAAAAGCTACTGACGGAGCAAGGTTAGAAATGCTTGACGCTGGAGTTACTAAAATAGCTTTATTCACAGATGGTACAGGTAACTATATAACTGCAGGCAACGTTGGGATTGGAGTGACTAGCCCGGCTACTTTATTGCATACAGCGATATTACCAGTACCTTCAAGTACAGTTGCAAATGAATTAAGAATAGAAAGTAGAACTGTTACCGGCTACGGTGGGGAATCTAACATTAATCTATATACATCACAATACGGTAACCCAGGAATTTACTTTGGTAATCAAGCAGCAATAGCATCACAACCAGCTTCCATTAAGTTTACAGGATCTAGTAGCTTACTAACTATCAATACTACTGGGGCGTTCCAAGTCTCAAGAAGCGGTGTTCCTAGGCTGAATATTTCTAATACTGTCGCCTATTTTACTGGAATTAACGTTGGTATTGGGATGACTAATCCTAGCAGTAAATTAGAAGTAGACGGAGATATAAAAGGTGACTCATTCAGTAGTGACGGTAATGCTAAATTCTATACATGGAGAGCATTAGAAAATACAACTAATGGAACAAATATTTATCATAGAATAGCAAGAATTACTGCAACTCAATCCACCAGGTTTATTATAGAACTTGCAGGTAGATCTGCTTCCTACGGTGATGGTCAAATACCTGCTTATGGAAAACTTGTAGGGCAATTAAATAATGATAATAATTATGATTTAATTTACTACGATTTTACAAACGGTGTTAACGGAACTAGTCAAGTAGTTACTCAAATAGGACAAGTAGATGTAAGTACTACAGCAACAGACATTTATATACGAAACGGTGAATTCTCAGAAATCACAGCTACAGCACATATTTCTGATGGAACGATAACACCATACAGCAACAGTAACGGATCAACCTCTGCACCATCAGGATTTTCTACTGCAAACACAGCCACAGTATGGAACTCAACAAACTCAAGTGCACTTGCAGCTACATTAACATCATCGTTCCCAAAAGGAAGTACTACAAACTACACCACAGCAGCAACAAGTAATACTGACGCCTGGTATAAGTTATTTCAAATACAGGACAACAATTCTTGTCCAATAGAATGTCATATAAGGAGTTATGCTCATACATCGCTATCTTTCATAGCATCAGAGGGATATGCAGGAGGCGCAGCACATATCAACATTCTAGATGCACATGTAAGCTCTACCAATTCTGCCTATAAATTTATAGAAGGTATACGTATTACAGCATCAGGAGTTGTAGAAATACTACTGAATGGCGGAAGTAATGTATCCGTAGAAATGACATTAATTGGAGATGCAATTCCAGAATCATCATTAGTTGTTTCAACAGAAAGTACTGCAAATATAAGAGACTCAGTAACGTCCCTTTCAACCGGTATGGTAAGAGCTTACGGAGATGTATCGGTTGGAGAGACTTTATCATATACAAGACCAACAGCGAATAATCAATTCAGAGGTGAAATAGTTACTTTTGGAAATCACGGTACAATAACTGCAGGAGATCTAGTGTATCTTAATACTTCTGGCGCTTGGAACAGAGCAAAAGCAGATACAGGTACAACAAGTAAAGCTCTTTTAGGAGTAGCACTGGGAACTAAAGCTTCTGATGGGATACTATTAAGAGGTTTTTCAAGATCTACTGCAACTTTTACAGAATCTGTAAACGCAGGATTACCGTTATATGTAAGTACTGCCACAGCTGGAAATGCAACTGCAGCTATTCCAAGTACTACAGGACATATAGCTAGAATAGTAGGATACTCTACCGGAGTTTCATCAGAAATATACTTCTGCCCAGATAACACATTTGTAGAAATAGCATAGTAAAGTTAACATAAAATATATAAAGGAGATGCCAGAAGGAAAAAAGATAGAAAAAGCAGATCACAAGTTTGAATATAAGCCCGGTTACAAAGAAAAGGAATTAAATTTTAGCAAAAATAAAATATCATTTTCCGATGGTTTAGAGACCTTTAACATAATGATGGAGTGGGAAACTCCGATAATGAAAAGATCAGCTGAATGGGTAACAAACGATGGTAAAGCAGAAAGCGTATTAGAAATAGGATTCGGTATGGGGATAGCAGCAGGCCTGATACAGAAATACTCTCCAGATATACACACAATAGTAGAATTACACCCAGAGATAGTTATAAGAGCACAAGCATTTGCAAATACCCAAAACAAACTATTTAGTCAAAAAAAATCGACAGCCCATAAAAAGGTAGAAATTATTGGAGGAAAAGACTGGTATGGAGAATTCCAAAAAACGTTTGAAGAATCAAAATTAAGACAATACCATGCAGTTTTTATTGATACATATAATGACAATAATCTAGATAAGATTAAAGACTACATTACTAAAATACTAGCTCCAAAAGGAAGAATGACATGGTGGAATCCAATGCAAGATAGTATACCGGACGAAAAAACTCAAAAAAAACGAGGACTTACATATGAACGTATTAAAATGAGCGATCATGGAATATTGGTACCTAGTAATAAATACCATACAACAGATACGTACTGGATGCCTAAATACGAAAGATAATTAATATAATAACAAAAGAGTTATGCCAACAATACCAACAAGTAAACAGTCAATAGACGGAACAGTAGGACACTCACTAGATACAACAGGGTATACCTGGAGTGATACTAGAGATGCAAGTACCGGTTCTGGACTAGTATCTATTAACCCAACAGTAATGGGACCTGAAGCTTATAAACAAACAGGAGGTAGAGGAAATTTGTGGAAAATAAGTAGAGATATGTTATCTTTTAATTTCTCTGGGGTAACAGGTACAATAACACAGTTAAATTTAAAACTATATAAATCTACCGGATACACATCATTCAAAGACGTTATAGTAATTAAAAATAGTAATACATGGGATTCAAGCTTCTTTGCTTTAACTACAGCCGACTATAACGTAGACTTTAGTACCCCGTACTCTGCTGAATATACAATGCCAACAGGAGGATCAGGAACTTTAAAAACCATTTCGTTAAACTCGGATGCTAAAGCTGATGCAGTAGGTAATGCTAACTTTAATTTAGCAATATGCGACCATACCTATGACTTCAGTGACGTCGATCCAACAGGACTTTCAAACGACTTTGCTTCCTTTTATTACAATAACTCTTCTTACTACCCTAGATTAGAATATACATTAGATACTGGGTATGGTGAAATAGTTAACGGTGTTATAGCAGCTAATATAAACAAAATTAAAGACGTAGTAAGATTAAATGTAAGTAAAGTAATAGATACTCCATACAGCAGTACAAGTAGCTGGAGTATATCCGACATTACGACTGGAGGATCTAAAGATATAACCTCATTAATAAATGGATCTAACACTCCAGCAAACATTCAACCGTATGTTGATCCAACTGGTACTAAACTGTATGTGGTTGAGTATACCAATAAGAAAATTAGACAATTAAGTATATCAACGGCACACGACCTATCGTCTACAATTGCCAACGTTGGAATAAGCTCAGCACTTACTACCAGCTTTACGCATTTTCAAATGTCCAGCGACGGTACTAAAGCGTATATCCGATACAATAGCAGTATTGTACAGTATACGTTAAGCACAGCATGGAACATAACAACAATGGCAACTACCGGAACTTCCCTATCTTTCTTAGTACCTTTTGGAGGGTATCCAAAAGGATTACACTTTAGTCCTGATGGAACAGAATTGACTATAGTAACAGTAGATTCCTCACCTAATCAAGTAAATATAGTTAAGTGGGACCTATCAACAGCATGGAGCCTATCAACAGCAGGTACACCATCATATAATGATATTACAACAACCGGACCTAATGGTCCAATAACAATCGGCTCTATCGGCATAATGGAATTATGGACCGGAGAAACAATATATATGATAAATTGCAGTGCTACTGACGATACTTTATACGAAGACGGCGTAACCAATGCTGATTTTAAAGAGACTGACTCATTAACAGGTGTTGAAGGAAATTTTGCATCAATAGAAAATGGTAGCCACTATCTATACTATATGAAGAGATTAGGAGGCACTAGCCCGTTTACATGGACAATCCATCAGAAAGTGCTAGGTAACTTTACTCCATAGGTTAAAGTTATTTTTACTATATTTATATAAAGAACAATAAACTAAAGTTCAACACTTAATACAATAAAATATGAATACTTATAACTGGGACTGTAAAACAGTAGATGTACACCCTTCAGAAGGAGGACAAACAAACGTTATCTATAATGTACATTGGAGAGTAGAAGGTACTTCTGATGCACTAGACGCAAACGATAATGCCTACACTGCAACAAGTATAGGAACACAACACTTAGAGTTTACATCTGGAAGCGCATTTACTGCATTCGACGACCTAGCACATGCAACAATTATTAACTGGGTAAAAGCAGGAATGGGAGAAGCGCAAGTCAATTTAATACATGGAGGGATAGACTCACAAATTTCTGAATTTCAAACACCAACTTCAGTTACACTAACAGTAGAAGACTAAGAATAAAAAAATATAGTAAATAAGTTGTAGAATTAAATATTAGTTCTTATATTATATTATATATATAATTTAATCGATTAATTTAAAGTTAAAAAATGGCAAATCAAAAGTTATCAAAAGAAGAGTTAGGAAAGATTGAAGAAATCCAAAAAAGAGTTCAAGCTGTAAGAGCTGAATTAGGAAATGTAGGCCTAGCAGAAATAGATTTAAAAACTCGTAAGACTAACATCGAGCAGTACTTAACAGAAACACAAGAGCAAGAAGCTGCTGTAGTTAAGGAGTTAGAAGAGAAATACGGTAAAGGATCTATCGATTTACAGAACGGGGAATTCATTCCAACGAAAGAAGTTAAAGAAGAAGAAGTAGTTACTGAAGTAAAGTAAATCTACTAATTTAGTAATATTGGTTAGAGGGGAAGGTTTTGTACCTTCCCTTCCTATTTATATACAAATAACTACCTGTACACTACAGGAACGGTTTACAAAATAAGCTGATATTTATAAAAGACATTTAAATAAACTTCATTAAACATGGCAGAAACAATTATCTCTCCAGGTGTATTCACAAGAGAAAATGATATTTCATTTATCCAACCAGCCCCTGTAGCAGCAGGCGCTGCAATTATCGGACCAGCAGTAAAAGGACCAAAAGAAATTCCAACATTAGTTACCTCTTACGGTGATTATGTAAGGAAATTTGGTACTACTTTAACATCAGGATCTAACTCTTATGAATTCTTAACTTCTATCGCAGTTAAAAATTATTTTCAACAAGGTGGTAACTCAGTATTAGTTTCTAGAGTAGTAACAGGATCATTCGATTCTGCTTCATCTACTACGATAAGTAATACTACTACTGCAACAGGTACAGCATCAGCTTCAGGTTCTGGAGCACTTGTTTCCTTAGCAATTGCAGGACAGGAATTCAATGTTGTAGATACTTCAAGTAATACGGTATATAACTTTACAGGAATTACTAACGGAGCTATTCTACCTGACAACAATGTAAATTCCAACCTATACTTTTTTGATGTAGGTACCAATATAGAAGGAAGTATTGATAATTTAGGAGCTGTAATTAACAGCCTTAGTAATCTACCTTTTGATGTTGATCTAACTCATTCACCAGCAACAGAAATTGAAGTAGTTGCATCTACAGCAGGAACAGCAGGTAACTCTTTTAATTTTGTTACCGGTTCTGTCGCAGGAGGAGAACCTGACTCTATTTTATTTAGCTTAGAAGGAGGTACACAGACAACATCTACTACTACAAACTCATTTATATTAGCAACCTTAGGAGAAGGTGAAATATACAATAATGCACTTAGTACGAATTCAATAGCACAAAACTCAGATAGTTCACTAGTATCGGGTAGTGCTGATAACTTAAGATGGGAAGTAAGTAATAAAAATGAAGATTTAGGTACATTTACTTTAAGTGTTCGTCAAGGAGATGATAGCTTAAAAAACAAAATTGTACTAGAAACATTCAACAACTTATCTCTAGATCCTAAATCAGCAAATTATATAGAGAGCGTAATAGGAAATCAACAAAAAGTGCTAGCAACAGACGGAGATGGTTCGAAATATATTCAAACACAAGGAGAATATGTTAATAAATCAAACTACATAAGAGTTTCTAGTGTACCAGCACAGACATTAGATTATTTAGCAAACGACGGAGCAACAGTTAATACTGATTCAGAAGGAGTAAGTTATGTTAATTCTCTTCCAATAGCACAATCAGGATCATTCTTTGGAGCAAATGGAGCTCATTTTGGAGACAGGCATGCTAAATTTTTCGGAGAAATAACAGGAGTAGATTCACAAGGACTTACCGGAGCAAACTATTCAGACGTTATATCAGTATTAGGAAATAATGACGACTACATATTTAACATTATATCTGCACCAGGGTTAGCTTATAACTTAACCGGACACACTACACCTATAGACAGTCTTATATCTTTAGCAGAGACTAGAGGAGATTGTATAGCAGTAGTAGACTTAGTAGACTACTCAGTAACAGGTGAATCAACAGTAACAGGACAAGCAGCAGGACTTAACAGTTCTTACGCAGCTTCTTACTGGCCATGGTTACAGACTCAATCTGCAACAGGCAGAAACGAATGGATTCCAGCATCAGTTGTTATTCCAGGAGTATATGCTTTCACAGATAACAGTTCAGCACCTTGGTTTGCACCAGCAGGATTAGTAAGAGGTGGAATTACAGGAGTAATACAAGCTCAAAAGAGACTAACAAGAACTCAGAGAGATACACTATACTCTAAGAAAGTAAATCCAATAGCTTCTTTCCCAGGACAAGGAATATCAGTATTCGGTCAGAAGACTCTACAGACTAAAGCATCAGCATTAGACAGAGTAAATGTAAGAAGATTGTTAATTGAGTTGAAAAAGTTTATTGGAGACGAATCAAGAAACTTAGTATTCGAACAAAATACATTAACAACTAGAAACAGATTCTTAGCTAAAGTAAATCCTTACTTAGAGTCAGTAGTACAAAGACAGGGTCTATATGCTTATAGAGTAGTAATGGACGACACAAACAACACTGCAGACGTAGTAGACAGAAATCAATTAATAGGTCAAATCTTCATTCAACCAGCCAAAACTGCTGAATTCGTAGTACTAGACTTTACAATTGAGCCAACTGGAGCAACTTTTGCAGGATAAATTTAAATTAAGATATTTATAATAAACAATAAATAAAATGGCAGTATTAGATCCAAACGAAATTATGTTTAGAGCCTTCGAACCGAAGGTACAGAATAGATTCATCATGTACATGGACAACATTCCATCATTCATGATAAAAACAGTATCAGCTCCTTCGTTTGAAGATGGGGAAGTTGTGCTAGACCACATCAACTCTTACCGTAAGATTAGAGGGAAGAGAATGTGGAATGATATGGACATGACATTATATGATCCAATTACACCTTCCGGAGCTCAAGCAGTAATGGAATGGGCAAGACTATCTTACGAATCAGTAACAGGTCGTGCAGGGTATTCAGATTTCTACAAAAAAGACTTAACACTTAATGTTTTAGGTCCAGTAGGAGACGTAGTATCAGAATGGATTATTAAAGGTGCATTTATCAAAACTATGTCACAAGGGGACTTTGACTGGTCAGCACCAGATGCAGTTGAATTATCAATGACTGTAGCAATGGATTATTGCGTACTTAATTACTAATACAAGCCTTAATATAAATAAAAGCTCGATTAATTTCGGGCTTTTGTTGTTTTAGAAAAGTATTCTTCGTATATTTATACTAAGAACTAGTTTTAATTAATAAAATTTATGGAACAAACACAAAAATTCCCAACGGAGATAGTAGATCTACCTTCTATGGGTAAACTTTACCCAAAAGAATCCCAACTATCTAGCGGTACAATTGAAATGAAGTATATGACTGCTAAAGAAGAGGATATTTTAACCAACCAGAACTATATAGAAAAAGGTATAGTAATTGATAAACTACTTAAAGCTCTTATAGTAGATAAGACTATAAACTACAACGAATTGCTGGTGGGAGATAAAAACGCTCTACTAATAGCAGCACGTATTTTAGGCTACGGTAAAGATTATGAGTTTAATTATAACGGATTAACAGAGAAAGTTGATTTATCTTTACTAGATAATAAGAAACTACATACGGATATTGTAAAAGCAACTGAAAATGCCTTTAACTTTACCCTACCTACCACAGGACACGTTATTACATTTAAACTACTTGCACACGGAGATGAATCAGCGATTGATCAAGAAGTGAAAGGGCTTAAAAAAATTAACAAAGAATCATCAGCTGAATTATCTACTAGACTAAAGCATATGATTACGGCAGTTAACGGTGAAGCAGAGAAAAAAACCGTTAGATCATTCGTTGATAATCAATTCTTAGCAAGAGACTCTAGAGCGTTTAGAAACTACCTTAGAGACTTTCAACCAGACGTAGACATGAAGTTCTATCCAGAGGACGGTCCAGAAGGGGGGATAGATATCCCAATTGGGGTTAATTTTCTTTGGCCTGACGCCGTCGTATAGGTTATCTGTATTTACGCAAATTCATGAAATAGTATTCCACGGCAAAGGAGGGTTTGATTACGATACGGTATATAATATGCCTATATGGTTAAGAAACTTCACCTTTCAGAAATTACAAGACCATTTCGAAAAAGAAAAAGCCGAATACGATAAAATTAATAAGAAATCCCAGACAATGAAAGGTGGACAAGTAAAGAAACCTTCTTACAGTACAAAGGCTCGTAAATAACGCGAGCCTTTACTATTTATAATAAACTTACTATATAAATGGCAGAAGGTAATTTAAATAAAGAACTAATACTCTTAAAGAGGCAACTTGAAAACTTAGGTGCTAAACCTAGAGAAATTGATGCTATAACTGCCGCATTTACGGCATTAACAGGAAATGTAGCAGGAACTGCTGCTGAAATGGAAAGAGTACGTAGCCGTGTAGCACAGTTAAATACTGAAGCTGAATCACTAAACACTCCTTTTAAAGACCTTTTAGAAATAGTTCAGAAAAATGCAGCAGCTTTAGATAATAATGTTTCTGCAATTTCCAAAGCTAAATCTCTTCAAAATAAAGTTGTAAGTATTACTCAGGAGTTAAAAATGGATAATGAAGGTATCACCGACCTATCCAAACGTCAGCTCGATACTAAATTAGCGACCTTAGAAAAAACTAGGCAGCAATTAGGTGCAAACTCCGACCTTGCTCAAATTCAACTTGACCAGCTTAAGATAACTAATAAATCATCTGATGCTGATAAAGCCCGAGCTGTTAAACTTAGTGAGATACTAAAATACCAGGCAGATTTTGATGCAGGATTAGGAGGTATTCTAGCTAGAACAAAACAAAGACTTGATTTAGAAAGGTCTATAAATGAAAATATGGGTGTAGCCGGTGCCTTAGTAGGAGGTACTGGTGCATTAATGGAAAGACTAGGTATGAGATCTGGTATTTTCCACCAAGCTATGGAAGACGCAAACGAAGAAATGCGTGATATGGCAAAAAACATGGGGGAAAATGTTTCCTTTATGAATAAGCTTAAAATAGCAGCAAAAGGTTTTTCAACTTTAGCAGATGGCTTCGGCCCTGCATTAAGGGATCCGACAGTTATAGTAGGTAAGATAGTAACCGCGTTCTTTGATGTTAATAAAGCACAAACAGAATTCATACAGTTAACAGGTCAATCAGCAGCCTCACTCGGTGGAGTAAACACTGAAGTAGCCTCTATGACTGATTTGTTAAAAACAGCAGCAGCTTTTACTAAACAGACAGGATTAAATGCAGCCGCTATATTTACACCACAACAGATAGGTCAAATAGCAGATGCTACAGAATTATTAGGCATTTCAGCTGAACAAGGAGTTAAGCTAGGAATGATAATGAAACAGACAGGTAAGTCTGCTGATGATATAGGAAATGCCATATACCGTAACGTAGATGCAGGAATATCAAACAAAGTAGTCTACGACGATGTATTGAGTGCTTCTGATGACATAGTTGCTTCATCAGGCGGTAACGTAGAAGCATTAGGTAGAGCAGCATCAGCTGCTAGAAAGCTAGGTTTAGATTTAAGTAAAGTAAATCAAATAGCTGACGGTTTACTGGACTTTGAAGCATCTATTGAAAGTGAACTAGAAGCACAACTACTTACAGGTAAAAATATTAACTTAAATAAAGCAAGAGAATTAGCATTAAATAATGATCTTGAAGGAGTAGCAAAAGAATTAGAAAAAAACGGAGCATCTGCAGCAGAATTTGCTAAAATGAACCGTATACAGCAACAGTCTTTAGCTAAAGCTATGGGATTGTCTAGGGAAGAACTAGGTAAGATGGTATTGACTAAAAAAGCAATGGCTAATATGTCTGACGACGAAATTGCAAACGCCAGAGGAATGACCTTAGAACAGTCCAAACAAATGGATATTCAGTCCAGAATTACGAAATCTACGGATAAGTTAGCACAGGCATTTGCTCCAATCTTAGAAGCAGTAGTTCCTATAGTAGAAGCATTATTATCAGTAATTAGGCCCATAGCAGCCGCTGTCGGGTATCTTTTAAAGTTCAAAGCAGTATCCATTGCATTAACAACAGTACTTACTGGAATTGCCGGTTTTTTCGCAGTTAAAAAAATAGCTAATTTTGTCGGTGTAGGAATAAAAGGGTTTAGTGCAATGAGATCATCCCTAGGCGGACTGGGGAAAGGACTTGAAGGAGTTAAAGGTCTGTTTGGAAAAGCAGGGAAAAGCATAACAGACTCATTTAGTAAAGGGTTGGGAGACAAAACAAAAGTAGCTTTTGATAAAAATATAAATCGATTTAGAGATCAGGCAACTGGTAAATTAGTATCTGCTGATAATGCAAAAAAACTAGGAGCTAAAATGCCTGATAGTTTAAAGAAAACAGGCGATACTGTAGGAGATTTAGGTAAGAAAACAAAAAACGTAAAAGCAGATTCAGGAGCAGGCATCAGAGGATTTCTTAAAGGCCTAGGAGATGGATTGGCATCTATAGGTAGACAGATAGGTGATGTTATAAAAGGATCTATAGCAATAGGAGTTGCAGGATTAGCTCTTGGAGGTTCATTTGCACTTGCATTAAGAATGGTTAAAGATGTAGATCCGGCACAAATGCTTGCATTTGCAGGATCATTAAGTATGCTAGGACTGACCTTAGCAGTATTAGGAAAAATTGGAGGAAGTGTAATACAAGGAGCTTTAGCAATGGGAATTTTAGGAGCAGCTTTGATACCCGCAGCATACGCATTTAGCTTACTAGACGGTATTAAACCAGGTCAAATGTTTGCATTTGCTGGTGCTTTAACACTATTAGGATTAGCAGCAGCAGGTTTAGGATTCTTATTTCCCTTTATAGCAGCAGGAGCAGGAGCAATAGCCTTACTAGGAGCTTCATTACTACCAGTAGCATTTGCATTTAACATATTAGGTAATTCACCTATAGAATCTATTATAGGTAAATTATCCGGATTAGCATCAATAGCACCACAGTTACTAATGGTAGGAGCAGGATTGATGTCTATAGCTGCAGGATTAGGTATGGTAGCCATTTCAGGAATCGCAGCAATACCGGCTCTAGCCGCTTTATCTGCTTTTGCTTTAGTAGCCTCTCCATTAGCAGCCCTTGGAGGACTGTTTGGAAATGAAGAAGAAGACAAAGACAACTCAATGGCAGAAATATCATCTAAACTAGATACTCTTATATCGGTAGTGTCAGCAGGAGGAAATGTATACCTAGACGGCGATAAAGTAGGAGAGACACAGGTACTAGGTAACTATAAACTTTCTTAACTTCTATTTATAATAAAATAAACTAAATTTAATAATTATGGCTAACGGAATAATAGACAATCAACTACCTAATTCGAACTTAGGTTTAAAAGGAGCAACACCACCTCAAAGAAATGGAGCAAAAGGAAAATCTACTCTACATTACCAATCATCGTTAAATAACATACCAGCGATTAATCAAAGTCCTTCAGGACTGGATCTAGATGGAGTAACCCCGGACAAATACTCAGATAACCCTCCAGCATAAGCTCATGCCAATTATAAGGAACCTTAAAAAAGACTTTGAAGAAGGCCGTATGGATACTTTACGTTCAGTAACCTATAAGGAAACTGGTACTGAGGCTCCTTATGTTTCTAAGCCAATAGGTAGTTCATCCGACCAAATTACAAAAAGGATTGACGATCTAGCCCGTATGGGAAAAATGCTTACAGACAATCCGGGACTGAAACACTTGTCAAAAGAAGCATTACTTAAGCAGGGAGAGATAACGGATAAGTTAAGAAGAAACAGCAAATATAATACCGGTACAGATGTAGGTAATTTTCTTAGAAGAGCAACTGGAACAGTAGAACACTTAGCATTAGTTGCAGGGTCTACCCTAGCACAGATTCCTGTCAATGGAACTGGTACACATTTTGTTAGAGGATTTAAAAGAGATACATACTTACAGGAATCTACCGGATTTAAAACTCCTGTTGCCGGGTCTACATACTCCCTTGAAGGTGAGAGCGTTCCTATGTCGGAAGTCAATTCTAGCTCAACACTTCCAACTAACAACACAACTGCTACACCAGGTGATTTAGGAAGTTTAAATATAGGAACAGAAGGAAAACTAGAAGGAATAGGCCGTACTGATAGTAAATACAGTCAGTATGCGACCTTTACAGGAGAAGATACTGTTAAAAATGCTAATAATGTTCAAAGCGGAGCAAGCATAGCTAAACCATCAGAACTCCTCAGAAATACAACACCATCACCAGAAAGTTTAGGTGTGTCCAATAAGGATGTAATAGGGGATATACCTGAGAAAGTAAATTCAAGCAATTACCGCCCGGATACTACCTATACAGAAACTGATACAACTAACAATGCAAATGCTGTCCGTACTGGAACCCCAGTTAGTAACCCTAAAGGAGAAGGACTATTTAACCAGACTTTTAGTAAACAGACAACAGCCGCAAAGGAGCAATTCGGTATAACAAATACTGGAGTTCAAGGAGATACAGCATCTCTATTAAATACCGATATAACTAAGTTTGAATTAGGGGATAAGAAAACTAAATTAAACACACAAGGTAATATAGTAGCAGCACAACCTGGAAGTACCGGAAGTAAAATTAACATACCCTTAACTGAATCCCCAACCCCGGATGAGTTTGTAGATAGGCAAATGTCTAAACAACTATTTTCCTCAGGTAGTACATATACAGGAGAACAGGCTAAAGATCACATAAACATACTCAAACATGGAGACGGTATACCAGCAGGTTTAGGAAATAGGGTGAACCTTAATGATGATACCATTGCAGGAACTTCTCAACCGATACCGAATAGATTAGATACAGAATCAGCTACATATAATCAACTTAGTTCTTCAACTAAAATAAAAGATTTTAGAGAAACTGATGATTTTGGAGGTGGAATAAGAAATACATACTCTTTTGACTACAATGATATAAGTATTAATAAAGAAAGAAGAGTAGGCCTAGGCAATCCAGGTAAATCATCAAGACTTAGAACATCTTACACAGTTTCTGACCCAGATACAGTAGATAAAATTAATGCACTAGATGTAAGTGAGAAACCTTTAGACGGAATAGAAGAAAACAGGGACTTAATTCAATTGGAATTCCAAGTTATAACACCAGAGGAAACATATTATATAGCCTTCAGAGCTTTTCTTGATACATTTGACGATAGTTTTAATGCTTCATGGAATTCTAGCAAATACTTAGGAAGAGCAGACAGTTTCTATACATACAATGGATTTGAAAGATCTATAAATATAGGATTTAAAATAGCAGCACAATCAAGAGAGGAAATGAAACCTCTTTACAGAAAAGCAGCTACTTTAGCTTCTGTAACTGCACCTTCATACGGTACAGGTGGAAGATTTATGAGAGGTACTATAGCTAAAGTAACTGTAGGAGATTATATTTACGAACAACCAGGCATAATAGAATCAGTTCAATATACTTGGCAAAAAGATTACCCTTGGGAAATATCTTTCCAAAACCCAGAAAAAGAAGGAGGAAAAGATCAAATACTACCTCATGTTTTAGATGTAAGTATATCATTTAAAGTAATACATGATTTCCTTCCTGAAGTAGGTGTGACACCGTTTATAACAAACCACAGGCCTATTAAAGGTAATAAAGACGTATACATTCCTTTAGAAGATAGGAAATTTATAATACCGGAAACAGCTGCAGAAAAAAGAGAAAAGTTAGCTAAAGAAGAAGCAGCTAAAAAAGAAGAAGCAGCAAAAGCAAAGCAAACAGCTGAGGATACTATATTAGTGGAAAACGGACTTACCGGTCCTTTAGAAAACCCGGATTCTTCAAGAGGAGCAAGCACAGACAGCACTACAAATCAAGGAATCCCCGGTATTAGTTTATAAATAAAAATAAAATTCGTATATTACAAATATGGGTAGAAGATTTAAAAAAATACCAACAGTTAATACAAAAGATGGAACAGTTTACAAAAGAAACGTTATCTATCCAGAAATACCTTTGAACGAAAACGATGTATATGTTCTATCCCAGTATGGAGACAGGTACGACACATTAGCTTTAGAATTCTATAAAGACTCGGAACTATGGTGGATTATATCATCTGCAAACAACTACCAAAAAGGTTCATTAAACATAACACCAGGAGTACAATTAAGAATCCCGGCAGATAAAACATCAGCAATACAGTTATACGAAGAAGTTAATAAAAATAGATAATGTCTAAAAAAGGAAAAGATAAGCCTCAAGGCCAACCTCAAGATGTTATAGGAGGTGGGATAGATGGAAGTGTAGTCGAGCAACTTATTGCACGTGAAAACCTTATAGCTTCTACAAAGAGAGATAACAACCATTTACTATTCTATAATAGTAACGGTGCATGGGCAAGGATAGTATCTAGTATTAACACAATAACTAAAGAAGAGACAGAAGCATTAGCAACAGGAGATAAAACAATAAGTGACGTAGTAGGTAACAAGAACTTAGCTTATAATAATGTAATAATGGGCGGTACCGTTAAACAAGGTACTGCTAACGAACCTACTTCAATAGGAGGAGGAGTTAATCAATCAAAACATAGTCCAATAAATATTGATATGGACGGCTACGCTTCTAGTGGCGATACTAAAGACAGTGCTTACCACAACTATGAGAGCTTAGGACATAGACCAACACCGGGGATTAATTCTGTCTCCGTTAAATCTAAAGGTACTTACGGTAGTTTAAGAGAAGCAGAAGTAAACGTAACCGTATGGACATTGGAGGACTTAGAGATGATGCAAGCTCTATACCTACGTCCCGGCTTTACCATACTACTAGAATGGGGGCACTCACTTCAATTAGATAGTAAATCCGGAGAAGTTATAAAAGATATTCAGTACTATAGAAAGTTTTTAAGAAATAAGGTACCAAAAAAGACTATACAAAATGACTTAAAAGAAATTGCTTTTGATTCAAGTTACAATTACGACTCAATGGCAGGTTATATTTCAAACTTTAACTGGACCTTCAGAGAAGACGGAGGATACGACTGTATGATTAAAATTATTTCATCAGGTACAGTTTTGGAATCAATAGCAGTTACTTTCGATACTTCAAACGTTTATCCACCCGATCAGTTGGAAAGTTGGAAAAAAGATAAAGGGAAAAAAGAAAGAAGATCTATTTACCATAAACTTTTTGTAGAACTTGAACACCTAGTAGGTGATCCCGATTCATCGGTACAGGAAATTACACAAAACGTTGTAGACTTTACTCAATCTGTAGGGGATGTACAAACAGCAGCAGCATTAGCATTAGCAACAGGTAATACCGATTTACTTGTAAGTGCATCCGCAGAAGCAGTAGAGGACTTTACTGAAATATTTACAGGAGATGATGAAGCAGCATTCGAGGACTTACAGAACGTGAAAACCTCTACAGGAAGAGCTCTACTAAAGGATACGACTTTTAAAGCAAAGTACGATAAAGTAGTAGGAGGAGGATCATTAACATATAAAAATACATCCTATACCTGGACTAAAGAAATGCCACTGTCTCAATATAGTGAAAATAAAGTCGTACCCTACTTAGAAGAAAAATTCGGTATGTACGGACTTAAGTTTACAAAAACAGGAATTGGGAACAATGTAAACATAACAGTAAAAGGAGATGCATCTAGATCACAAGATTTTGACCTAAATACACTAACATCTCCAGGCTCTAGAAAGGAGACCTACGATATAATGGACTTTATAGTTGAAAATGGTAAATTACCGGGTAATTAAAAAATTATGGCTAGTACGTATACACAAAAGGGACTTAAATACTTAAATACTACACCTAAGATAGTAGAGCAACTACCGTCTAGTGAAAAACCTAACGCTATAAATATATGCAAAAGCCTTAAATCCGCAGGATACACTAAAGCAGGAGCACATGCTGTGTTATCTAATGTAGATAGAGAGAGTTCATTTAACCCAGAAAAATTAGAAAGAGTAAGCTCTACCGCAGGATACTCAGCTTCTAGTGACATAGGTGGAAAAGGGGGTTATGGGTTAATACAGTGGACTGCTTCCAGGAGAAGAGGACTAGAAAAAGCAGCTAATTACGATAAATCAACTAGAGATAAATTAGATTTCCAAATCAAGTACTTAGTAAAAGAAAAGAAGGGTAAAGCTATTGCAAGTATTCTTAAAAGTGAGACTAATCCCGTAATTGCATGTTTAGAGTACCTGTTTCTAGATGTTAGATCTGGATCAGCAATACGTTTTAGAGATGCAGCCAAAGCAGACAAAGTACCTGGAACCGACGAAATAAAGAGAGTACAGAGAAGGGTAGATTCTATTTGGAGAGTTCAAAGTATAGTAGATGAAGTCTACGGCGGCAAGTTAACAGACTACCCTACAGGCAATACCCCTACAGAACAGGGTACAGGAAACAGCGCTAACAGTTCACCTAACTCTACTACACCTACAGATCCAGATAAAGTAAATCAAGATAGTAATACTAAGCAGAGTTCTGGAGAGATTCCAGCTAGTGATCGAATACCAATATACACTATAGATAGCTTTACTAGAAAACAAGCAGAGCATTTTAAAAAGACATTAAATGGGTTTGTAGCATTCAGATTAGAGTCTATAGAAGAAAAAGACACAGGTACTTTTGATAACGATGATTTAAATGAATACTGGATACCCATGTATGTTATGTTGGACATCTACAACCAGTATATCAGCTTAATAGATGCCACAGCAGAACCGGAAAAAGGGACTAATACACCTGGTCGTAAACTAACAGAGTTTTATACCGGATATCAAGATGAAGATGACAGCAAAAAAGAATACCAAAAAGAATGCAAATTTCTTACAAACGAAATGCACTTTTCTATTGACCCTATGGTATGTGTACTTCCGAGGTCTGTGGATAATATAAAACTTTATGACTCTAAGAAAATAATAATACCGTGGAGAGATCCTATGTTAGGATTTGACACTACTTCTTACGCTCCTGGACTACTATGGAAAAATGGCTTTCATAAAAATGTAGCAGAAGCACTAGAACGAGGACTAATGAGAGGAGGTACAGATGATGTACTGAATATACTTGTCTCTTGTCAAATGTTACAACAGGAATTAGATAAAATTATCTCCAGTAATAAGGATTCAGATCAAAACGAGGGTAATGATATGGTTTCTTTCCTAAATGTACTTTTAAAAGCAGTAAACGAGGCATTAGGAGGAATAAATGATTTAGAAACTATATACAATGAACAGGATGATATGTTCTACATAGTAGATCGAAAAGTAACACCTCCTCTACGTAACATACTTCCAACTATAAGCCTATCAGGAGTAGGTTCCACAATTACTAAGCTGAATATATCTAGTAAGATCAGTTCAAATATCGGTAGTATGATATCGATCGCAGCTCAAGGTACAGGAGGACACACAAAAGATAATATAGCACCTTTGTTAGAATGGAATAGAGGTTTATTGGACAGGCACATAATACACAAAACTCAAAAAAATACAGAGGATAACAAACAAGTAAAGGAAAATAGAGAAACACCTGAAGATGCAAGATTAAAGAAGTGGACACTTGCTTACTACGAGTACTGGCAAGAGATTAATGGGGAAAACTGGTTTGACAATGGAGATTACGACCGATCAGCAGTAGCAAATATAAAAGGATACCATAAAGAATGGTGCCAGAAGTGGGTTGTTGAAAAAAGAAGTAAGTCAAAAGACAGTCCTTTACCGGCTCCCGGAGTAATTCCAGTAGAACTTTCTTTTACAACTATGGGAATAGGAGGATTAAAAATAGGACAAGCATTTTTAGTTACAGAAGGTATACTACCGTTCCAGTACTCAGAAAATTTTGGATTTATTATAACCGGGTTGTCACATAATATTGCTGAAGGTAAATGGACAACTGATGTTAAGACACAATTCTACTCAACTCGACCTCCAACCCCAGAAGAAATAGCATTCTTTAACGAAAAACATAATTCAGAAGCAGCACCATATCAAAATACAAATTCAAGTTCTTCAACTTCAGGAGGAAGTTCAGGAAATGTAGTTGTAGAAGGAACACCTTGGGAAGCAGCTCCAGATATTTACATACCGGCAAATCAAAGAGTTACTTATCGAAGTAATATTACAAAGCAGAAAAGACCTGTTCCAGTTCAAAAACAATTGATGGACATATTAGCACAAGCTGCAGAAGAATGTGACGTAACAATAAGTATCTCATCAGCTGGTAATGTACCAAGACCACAACGTGCAAATTCACTATTTACAGGACCCGGTGTGAACAGTAAGAATTCATTAGGAAGTAATAGACATGATAATGGATTCGCAGCAGATTTTGCTATATATTATCAAAAACAACAGCAAAACGTTGCAGAATCTGTGACACCGAAAGCAATGGAGTATTTTAAAGCTATTAGAAGATTAGGAGTGCAGAGTATAGGTACAGGAGCAAATTATATGAAGGGTACATCTACTCACGTAGATATAGCAGGTGGAAATTCAAGAACAGGAACAATTAAGACCAACTTTACAGCTCCAGGCAAAGGACCGGTATCTTCATGGTTAAGGCAATTTATGAAAAATACAAGAACTGCAAATAATGCTCCTACCGGAACATTTGGCGGAAAGACACTTAAATTAGTAGACTAATATGTACTTACCTAAATCACAGTATAAACTAACTGATATGAGCGAACTACCTGGAAATGTAGTAGCTTTGCTAAATCAAGCAGGAGAATTAATAGAATCAAATAAGAAAATAGTTTTAACAGCTTACGGAACTATCTTCGACACAGTAGGTATTGATTTTGACAAAGGAGATTTTTCTAAAGCAAAAAAACTTTTCATACAAAAATCAGATGAGGAGTTTGATAGAGATACAGAAGATAACCCAACACTCTCTTCTGATTCAAATGCAAAGTCTCTGAAACTACCACCAACAACAGCAGACAGAAACAAAGGAGTAGTTAAGAGATGTTTCTACTACAACAAATGTACAGGTAAAGCATCGGAGATATCTAAACCTCAGCTAAAAAATTTATCTATAAATAAAGACCACTGTACTGTATTGGCTATAGCTGATTGGTATATTAAGGGTTCCGCTAAAGATCGAACTGTGAATGGGTATTTTCTAGAAGGTTTAGAAACTGTTAATAATAAGACTATACAGGAAATTAAAAAAACGATTCCGGTGATAGAAGCATTAATAAAAAGTCCTTTGGAATACGTAGAAGACATCTTTATACCTACATCTACAGAATATAAACCACAAATAAACGATATTGTTATACCTTCCCCAGGAAAAGAGTTGTAGATACGAAATATTTTCGTATATTATAATAAAGGTTACAAACAAGTGTTTTATATATTAGAATCAAAAGATCAAATCGACTGGTTGGAAAACCAAACTAATTCTCCTCTATACGTAGATGTAGTTAGTACAAATTTCTATTACCACTCTAAATTAACTTCAACAGTAGGAGTATACATTAGAGTTGTAGGAGACAATCAAGGGTACTTCATTCCTATCTCTCATGAGGATGGATTGAATGTAGAAAAAGAACGTATCTGCAACATTCTTAATAAAGCACAAACACTTTATACTTTAAATAAGAAAACACTTCTATATCACTTTAATCTACAGAGAGCTATAGACATATCTTTAGTTTATTCAATGAGTAATTATAAGAGATTAGAATACTCTATATCAAATACAACTATTGACTGGTATTATAGAACCCACAGTGAAAATCCTAACATTAATAGAATAGTTCCCATAGTTAAACTCTACCAGAGATCTGAAAAGATATTCGATCAGATAGAGCAATACCTGGAGTTACCAATACCAGATGGATTCGACTTCTATAATAATATGACTACAAATGTGTTCTTCTTACTGGAACAGAACGGTGTAGGTACAGTGTACGATGCATTTAATGAGTTGTTTAAACCGAAAAATCCATTATATAATACAGAAAATAATAGAGTATATACTGAATATAACCTATATAATAATACATCTAGACCGACAAATACATTTAACTCTGTAAACTTTGCTGCGATACCTAAGACACCAGAACATAGACAATGTTTTAAACCTCAGAATGACTTTTTTGTAGAGTTTGACTTCGACGGATATCATTTAAGGCTTCTAGCAGAACAGTTAGATTATCCGCTAACTAATGAATCGGCTCATAAGCAGTTAGCTAAACAGTATTTTGGTAAGCAAGATATATCTGAAGAAGAGTATAACAGAGCTAAACAGATTAATTTTCATGCCATATACGGGAAGATACCAGAAGAGCATAAAAATCTTAAAATATTTAAAGAAGTACAGGAGTATATAGATGCTATGTGGAAGAGTTATACCGAATCAGGGTGTGTTTGGAATCCACAATCAGGAAAAGCATTTACAACTAAACTTCAAGATATGAATCCAGCTAAGTTAATGAATTATATGATGCAATCGTTGGAGACCTCAAATAATATCATTATATTAAAAGATATACTAAAGTACTTAAGAGATAAAAAATCATTTATAACGTTGTACACTTATGATGCGATTTTATTTGACTTTAGTAAAGAAGACGGTAAACAGACTTTATCAGAGATACAAACAATAATGGAAAACCAGGGAAAATACCCGGTAAAATTTAAATATAGCACTAATTTAGTGTTATAAATCAGCACAACTATTTATATATGATAACAACAACTAATACACCAAGGTTCGATTACGATATAGAACCTATTTTTACCAGCGACGATATGAGCAATAAGCTGTTTTGTACCTTTTCGACAGAAGAAGGACTTGAAGAGGTTTTAACATCAATTCAAGATAGATACAAAATTATATATAATAAAATATTTGTACTGTATTCTAAAAGTCAAGATGAATATATGTGTACATATAATGTAGATTTTGGAAATGTAGGAGCTTTTATAGATAACACTATACTAGTACATAGAAAGAAAGAAACTAATACTCTTTATACTATTAATGCCTTAAACACATTAATTAAAGAACTTAACGGCGGTACATTAGATACTAGCTATAGAATAAACTGGCCTGATTATCGCAATTGCGTACTTCTTACTAAAGGTCCGGAACTCAAAAGAGTAAACACAAAGTTATATAAAATTATTGAGCTTTAGTTGGCTCTTTGATTTTTTATTCCTATATTAATAATAAGTTATAATTTAAAATCAGTTATATGGATATCAATGCAATCAGAGCTAAACTAGATGCTCTTAACTCTAATGGTCAGGAGAGAGAAAAAACAGACTACACTAAAATCTTTTGGAAACCAGAATTAGGTAAACAGACAATACGTATTGTACCGTCTGCATCTGATCCTTCTTTTCCCTTTAAGGAGTTAAAATTTCACTACGGAATTGGTAAATTTCCAATGGTAGCACTTTCCAATTTTGGCAAGCAGGACCCTATTGAGGAATTTGTTAAAGAGTTAAGAAAGACAAGTGATAAAGACAATTGGTCATTATCGGGAAAGATCTCACCTAAAACTCGTATTTTTGCACCAGTTATAGTAAGAGGAGAAGAGGATAAAGGAGTCCGATTATGGGGATTCGGAGTAACAATCTATAAAGCATTACTTGCTTTAGCAGAAGATGAAGATATTGGGGACTTCACAGACGTAATAAACGGATGGGATATGGTAGTAGAACAACAAAAAGGTAATCCTTACCCTGAAACTACTGTTAGAATTAAACCAAAACAAACTCCATTATCAGATAACAACGAACATGTAGATACTTGGTTAAAGACTCAACCTAACCCGGTAGAAGTACATACCCAGTATGATTACGAGTTTATTAAGAAGAAACTACAAGCATATTTAGATCCAAATGCAGTAGAAGAGAGTAATGATACTCCGAGTACTACTAAAGAGGATAAACTGCCAGAAAGCTTAGGTCAACAAAAAACAGACTTTACTTTGGAAACAGCTACGGCTGGCAACAAAGACACAGTTAGTAAATTTGATGACTTATTCAACGAGTAAATATGGCAAAACAGAGAAAAGAAGTAAAAGCAGCCGCATCCGCGGCAGTAAAGAAGGGCTTTAATTTAGGTAATTTTAAGAAGAAGAAAGGCTTCTCTAATGCATCTGTAAAGTTTAAAGAACAGGGATGGATTCCTTTATCGAAAGCATTCCAAGACATAACTTCATTACCGGGTATTCCTACAGGACATATTACCCTACTAAGAGGTCATAGTGATACAGGAAAAACAACTGCTCTATTAGAAGCTGCAGTTAATGCACAAAAGCAAGGTGTTTTACCGGTATTTATTATCTCAGAGATGAAGTGGTCATGGGAACATGCTAAGGAAATGGGACTAGAATTCACAGAGGTATTAGATGAAAACGGGAAAGTTACAGACTACGAAGGTTTTTTCTTATATGCGGATAGAGGAACGTTAAACACAATTGAGGAAGTAGCTGTACATATGGCTGACTTAATCGATGAACAATCAAAAGGTAATTTACCTCATGATATGTGTTTCTTCTGGGATTCGATCGGATCAATACCCTGTGATTTATCAGTACGTTCTAATAAGAACAATAATGAATGGAATGCAGGAGCTATGTCTACTCAATTTGGTAATAACTTAAATCAAAAGATTTTATTATCTAGAAAAGAGAATTCACCTTATACAAATACGTTAGTAGCTATTAATAAGGTATGGACTATGAAACCAGAGCATCCTATGGGTCAACCTAAGTTGCAGAATAAAGGTGGAATGTCTATGTGGTACGATGCTACATTAGTAGTAACTTTCGGTAACATCACTAATCCAGGTACTTCTAAAATTAAAGCTGTAAAGAACGGTCTTCAAGTAGAGTTTGCTAAAAGAACGAATATACAGATTGAAAAGAACCATATTGGAGGAGTGCAGTCAAGAGGTAGAGTTGTTATGACGTCCCATGGATTTATCGAAGATGATAAAAAAGCAATTGATAAGTATAGAGATGCACACAAAGAGCATTGGCTAAAACTAGTAGGTAGTATAGATTTCGACTTAATCGAAGAAGGAGACTTAGAAGAAGAAACTATAACTCCAAACATACTAGATTAATGGCTAAATACGATCAATTACTAGACGGCTTAAAAGAACGTCCTCCCAGAGAGTTGAATGACCATATACTGGTTATAGATGCTATGAATATGCTAATCCGTAGCTTTTCACTTCTTAAAGCAATGAACCCCGCAGGCCACCATATAGGTGGTCTTGTAGGCTTCATGCGATCCTTAGGATTTGTAACTCGAACTTTTGACCCTACTAGAGTGGTTATAGTATGGGACGGTAAAGGTGGATCTGCTAATAGAAAAAATATAGACCCGAACTACAAAGCACAACGTGCTACATCGAGGATTACACACTGGGGCTTATATGATTCTAAAGCAGAAGAACAAGAAGCTCTAATCGGACAACTATTTAGGACTCAAGATTACCTTGAATGTCTTCCTGTACAGCAAATATCTATGGAGAAACTAGAAGCTGATGACGTAATAGCGTACATAGCTAAAAGAGCCTCTGCTTCTAATGTTAAGAAGTGTACAATAGTGTCCTCTGATAAAGACTTTTTACAGTTAGTAGACGATACGGTAGAAGTATATGCTCCTATAAAAAAGAAAGTATTTAAAGAAGATAATATCTTTGAAGAACTAAAAGTACTTCCTGAGAATTATAATTTAGTGAAGGCACTATTAGGGGATAACTCCGATAATTTAGCAGGAGTCAAAGGGCTGGGGATAAAAACGATAATATCGGAATTTCCAGACTTAGTTGATAAACCTAAAATGTCATTACAATACGTTTATGATGTGTGTGCTGCTAAATTAGAAGACAAGAAATTTAAAAAGATCTTTCCTAAGATAATAACAGAATGGGATCGTGTAGAAACTAATTTTAAATTAATGGATTTACATGAAACTTCGTTGGATACTAAAGAAAAAGATCATATATTAAATATAATAAAGAGTGACATTCCCAATCTACAATCAGGGGCATTTCTACATCTTTTAGATCAAGACAAGATCGAAGGGATAACTAAAAATACTGAAGGTTGGTTAGAGAACTTTAGAGGGTTAACGGTTTTAAAAAAATAAGGTTATGACATTAAAAGCATTGAATCAGTATGGAAAAGGATTCCAGCTGAAGGTATTGGGCTCATTACTAACAGACAAAAGCTTTCTTCTTAACGTAAGAGACGTATTACAAGAAGATTATTTTGACTCAGACGCACACAAGTGGATTATTAATGAACTAATAAGTTACTTCGATAAGTATCATACTACTGTAACAATGGACGTATTAAAAGTCGAGTTACAGAAAATTGAGAATGATATACTAAAAGTAGCATTAAAAGAGGAATTACGTAACTCATACGAAGCATCTCAAGATGATTTAGATTACGTACAGGAAGAATTTACAACTTTCTGTAAGAATCAAGAGATGAAGCAAGCTATCCTTAACTCTACTGATTTACTAAAAGCCGGTGATTTTGACGGTATTAGGAATACTATAGAAAAGGCTATGAAGGCCGGAATGGATAAGAATATCGGGCACGAGTACAATAAAGACGTAGAATCTAGATACAGAACGGACTATAGGCCAACAGTGCCTACTCCTTGGCCTACTCTAAACGAAGGAATACAGGGAGGTTTCGGTCCTGGAGATTTAGCAATCGTTTTTGGAAATCCTGGAGGAGGAAAAAGTTGGGCTTGTGTAGCAATGGCAGCCCATGCGGTTAAGATGGGATTTAATGTAAACTACTATACCTTAGAGCTCGGTGAAGACTATGTAGGTAAGAGATTTGACTGCTACTTTACAGGGCATTCAATAGACATAGTAAATGATTACAGGAAAGATGTACAGATTTATGTAGATAACCTTAAAGGTAAGCTTATAGTAAAGGAGTATGCACCTAAAGGAGCAACAGTTAATACAATTAAGTCACATATCCAAAAGTGTATAGATATGGAACATAAACCGGATTTAGTAATAATTGACTACGTAGACTACTTAAGAGCACCTTCAAAAGGAAAATACTCAGAACGTAAAGACGAGATAGATGATGTATTTATTGCGACTAAGGGATTAGCTAAAGAATTAAAAATCCCGATAATTACTCCGTCTCAGGTTAATAGAATGGGAGCTAAAGACTCAGTTATCGAAGGAGATAAAGCAGCCGGATCTTATGATAAAATGATGGTAGCTGATATGTGCTTCTCTCTTTCTAGAATGAAAGAAGATAAAGTATTAGGAACCGGTAGATGGCATGTTATGAAAAACAGGTACGGACAAGACGGTATGACCTATAACTTAAAAATGGATACCAATAACGGCCATATTGAGTTCGAAGGGAAAACAGACTTGGAAGATCTAGACGGAGGTAACGGTGGACCTACATTTACCCTATCTAGAGAAAAGATGTCTGAATTATTTGACAAAAAGTAGAATATATATGCTATTTATGATATCATCTCCAATAAAAAGTACCTCTCTATTGGAGATTTTTTAATCTAGTACTATTAACAAACTAACAATTTAAAATTTATGAAAAAGAACATATTCGAACCAAGCGAAGATGTTAGAGGAAACGATTACCCACATTTACTTAGGTATGCAAACGTAATTTGGGAAGCTTTCTGGACACCAGAACATTTTGACTACGACAGAGATGTCAGGGACTTTAAGACAAAGTTTAAACCCCATGAGCAAGAAGCAATGAAGAGATCTATGCTCTGTATAGGAGTAGTTGAAAATAAAGTAAAAACGTCATGGGCTAGGATAGATATTAGGTGTCCAAAGACAGAAATAGCAGATGCAGGACATGTATTTGCAGGGAATGAGGTTGTACATAGGAGAACATATAAACAGGGGTTAGATCTACTAGGTTTAGACGGAGCGTTTGAAGATATTATGGAAATACCTGAAATAGCAGGTAGGGTGCGCTATTTGAATAAGTACTTAAAAGGATATACATCTAGATCTAATAAAGAGTTTACAAAATCACTGATTTTATTTACCCTACTGGTGGAGAATGCAAGTTTATTTGCTAACTTTCTAACAATATCAGCATTCGGTAAGTATAAGAATATGTTTACTAACTTTACAACAGTTGTTAATGCAACTTCGAAAGAAGAAGCTATACACGCTCAATTTGGTGCAGAACTGATAAAAATTATTAAAGACGAAAATCCGGAGTGGTTTGATGCAGAGATGGAAGATAAGATTCGTAGAAATATTCGAAAAGCACTTGTAGCAGAAGAAGAGCTAATTGACTGGGTGTTCGAAAAAGGAGAATTGGAGTTTATGCCTAAAGCAGTAATTAAAGAATATACAAAACAAAGACTTAACCACGGATTAGAGTTGATAGGGTATAAGAAAGAGTTTGAAGTAGACAAAGAACTACTAAAACCAACAGAATATTTTGATAGAATGGCAAAAGCACCAATTTCCTTCGATTTTTTCGCACAAAAAAGCACAGATTATAATAAACAAAACTTAATTACAGAAGACGCATGGGATTAAATTTGGAATGGCTCAAGGATAAGGAGCAAAGAGATATGTTAAAAAGAGGTTACTTAAATGAAGGAGAAACACCAGAACAGAGGTTCCAGTCAATATGTGACACAGTACAAAAATACTCTAACCAGTTAGCAAAGACAGAAGAAGCAAGAGAATACCTAAAAGGGATAGGTAAGAGATTTGAAAGCTATACCGCTAAAGGATGGCCTTCATTCTCCACACCGGTACTAAGATCATTCGGCTCAGAGCACAACCTACCAATTAGCTGTAACCACTCTATAATAGAAGACTCTATAGACGGTATTTACAAGAGGTTTTACGAAACAGGTATATTAGCAAGTAGGGGTGCAGGTACTGCTGTAAACGTATCTGACCTACGTCCGCTTGGTTCTCCTATTAAATCTGGGGGAGAAGCTAATAGTATTATGGAATGGATAGAACTCTACGCAGATATGATGAGTAAGACAGCTCAAAATTCTCAAAGAAGAGGATTTATCACCTTCTACTGCGATGCAGACCACCCAGAAATCATGGATTTCCTAGATATCGGAACAGAACGTATACCTAAGGATAAACAGAGATTTCTGACTACAGTTACCACTGCAGTTGTACTTCCTGAAGGTTTTAGACAAGCACTAAAGGATGGCGATAAAGAAAAGAGAAAGATATTCACTAAGATACTAAACACTAGAAAAGAAGCTGGATTTCCGTATATTCTAGATGAAGAAAATTCAAATAAAGGTATTTCTCAAGCATATATAGATAAAGGTATGAGAATACGTAACGCTAACATATGTGCTGAAGCTATCGAATATACAGATTACGAAAAGACATTCGCTTGCTGCTTGTCTTCTATAAACGCATACCATTGGGACGAAATAAAACAAGACCCTAACTTTCTGTTTGATATGAATATCCTACTAGATTGCGTTATAGAAGAGTACATAGAGAAAGGTGAAAAAATACCAGCAATTAAAGCTGCTATTAAATTTGCAAAAGAGCATAGAGCAATTGGTATGGGAATCTCTTCATTCCACTCCTACCTGCAGAAGAATAGTATAGCATTCGGAACAGTACCTTCTATTACTGTTAACGGAGATATATTCTCTACTATGAGGAAAGAAGGAGATAGAGCATCTAAGTGGATGGCTAAGCATTTCGGAGAACCTAAAATGTTAGAGGGTTACGGAGAGCGTAATACAAGTCGTATGGCTCAAGCTCCTAAAAAATCTACTAGCTTTATAGATGGAGGAGTTACAATGGCATACAGTGAGGGTATTGAACCTCATAAAATAAACTATGGAGAAAAAATGGTAGCCAAAGTACAAGTAGAATGGAAGAATAGAGAATTAGAAGCACTACTTAGAAGCAAAGGAAAAGACACAGAAGAAGTTTGGGAGAGTATACTAAACTACGGAAGTTCTGTACAACATTTAGACTTCCTATCAGAACATGAAAAAGATGTCTTTAAGCTATTCCATGAAATATCTCAAGTAGATGTAATAAATTTAGCTGCCCAAAGACAGAAGCATATAGATATGGGACAATCTATTAATCTAGCAATCCACCCTAATTCAGCTCCTAAAGACGTAATTAAACTTCATTTAGACGCTTTCGATAAAGGAATCAAATCACTATACTACCAGTACAACTTAAATGCTGCACAGCAATTCTCCCAAGAACTGTTAACATGTAGCGCCTGCGAAGGTTAAAATACAAGTTATGATATATATAATTTTAATTACACTTCTCCTAGTTAGTCTAGGAGGAGTTACTTTACTCTATAAAAAAAAGATAGCAAACTTAAAAGCCGACTTTGAAAGTGAAAGAGCAGAGATAAGAAGAGATGCTAAAAAAAGATCCGGTGCTGTACAATGGGGTAAGACTATAGAACACTTCGTACCATTTATGACCGACTTTCCAGTACCTCCTGAAGATTGTACGTTCTTAGGTATGCCAATAGACTACGTTGCTTTTAAAGATACTGGAAGTAAGAATAAATGCTCGGTACATTTCGTAGAAGTAAAAAGCGGTAGCGCGTTTCTTATGGGAAAACAGAAGAATATAAAAAAGGCGATTGAAGAAGGTAGAGTGTTTTGGCATGAAATATCCGTAGATGGAAATAATGTAAAATAGTTGTTTTTTAGTATAATTTTTCTTATATTATTATATAATCATAAATCAAAGTTATATGTCAAAAAACTCAAGTAAACAACTCTATACACAGACTATAGAGTGGCTTAAAACAAGAGGAATAAAAACCTCTTCAACTACAGGAAAAAAATCAAGATTTAGCAACTTTAAAGATAGAGGTAGAAAATGATTAAAGTAATTAAATTTTACGCAGACTGGTGCGGACCTTGTAAAGTATACGCTAAAACTTTTGACAAAGTATCAGAAGAATTAAAAGACAAGTACGAATTTGTTAATATTAATGTTGAAACAGATACAACAGGATTAGCAGCAGAGTATAAAGTTAATGGAATACCTACAACTGTTGTAATAGACGGTGACAACGTTAAATCGGAATCCGGAAGAATGGATGAAAAGAGATTAAAAGGATTTATAGGAAGTGAATAGAAATATAGTTATAGCGATTATACTGTTCACAGCAGCACAAAGTATGATATGGTACCAGACTAACTCTCAGTTCTTTAGTAACTGGGTAAAGGAAAGACCATTACTTATGGCCTGTTTAGGTATACCTATTAGTTATATTTTAATTTATGCTTCAAGGTATGTGGTAGCAGGGTTCGATGGACTTTTATGGCCTGGTAGGTTAATAGGATTTTCTGCAGGTATGGTAGTAATGGCTATACTGACTTATACACACTTAGGAGAAGGTATTACAGTTAAAACAGGAGTTACACTGTTACTGGCATTTATGATAGTAATGGTACAGTTATATTGGAAATAATAAATAAAATAAATTTAAGTTATGTTAAGAAGACCAGATTCTATCCCAGCAGCGGATACAGTTATTGAAGACACGGTTATGGAACCATTTTTTATTGCTAAATCTTCCTCAGGAGGATACACACTTTATGAAAGAGTAATAAAAGGAGAAAATAATACCCACTATATTAAAACTATATGCTACCCAGCAACCTTTAATGCAGCCTTAAAATCGGTCTGTAGACAATTGTTAAATAGTAAAAGCAACCACTATACTTCTATTAAAGATTATATTAGTGAGTGGAGAATTATACAAGAAAAGATATCATCTTTTACAAATATAGAGTAGGAATTTAATAGTATATTTCTTATATTAAATTAACCGTTAGCCTATACGCGTAATACCTGGCAAATTAAAAAAGAAAAATCATGGCAAAACATGTAGTTGTAAGTCTTAGTGGGGGAATGGACTCCTCAACATTATTATTAAGAGCATTAAAAGAATACGATACTGTAACTGGTATTTCATTTGACTATGGTCAAAAACATAGGGTAGAGTTAGAAAGAGCTCAAGAATTAATTAATTATCTAGCAGATAAAGGTCATAAAGTAAATTATCGCCAAATTAAACTAGACGGATTAGTAGATTTACTAGACTCAGCTCTAGTAGAAGGTGGAAATGATGTACCAGAAGGACATTACGAAAATGAAAATATGAAAGATACTGTCGTACCTAATAGGAATAAAATATTTGCTTCTATTGTACAAGCTGTAGCATTATCAATAGCAAATAGAGAAGAAGAAACTTGTGATATTGCTTTAGGTATTCATGCTGGTGATCATGCTGTTTATCCTGATTGTAGACAAGAATTTAGAGATGCAGATGATAAAGCATTTAGAGAAGGTAATTGGGAGGCTGATAGAGTAGGGTACTTTACACCTTACTTAGATACAGATAAATTTGGAATCTTACAAGATGGAGAACGATTGGTTAAAAAGTTGGGTCTTAGTTTCGATGAAGTATACAAAAGAACAAATACTTCTTATAAGCCTTATCCTTCAGGAAATAGTGATTATAAGTCTGCTTCTAGTGTTGAGAGGATTGAGGCTTTTATTGCCCTTGGCCGAAAAGATCCCGTACAGTATGAGGATGAAACTGGAGAAGTGGATTACGAAGTAGCGAGAAAACACGTTGAGAACGTTTTATCTGCATATTTATAAGCTCATGTTAATTAATTAAAGTAAAAAAATGAGAACTACGAGCGATCAACAAAACGGTCAACCCCACACTAACGGTACCAGAAATACTTTTAATAATAGAGTAAATAGGTACGTTATGTTAGGAAAGAGTAAAAAAGTTCAATGGGACGGTAAAAGAAGAAACCGTTCTATCTAAAACAATCAGTTATGAAAACTAAACTTGACAGTATCTCTAAGGTAATTTTATTTGCTATAATGTTATTTTCTTTAATGGCATTTACATCAATATATAAACTAAAAAGAGGTACTGTTAAAGTTAATGTAATTAAACCTGAGAAAGTTAAAGTAAGTACTACTCTAGATTCACCTATAATACCTAAAATAGTTATCAAAAACCATCAACTGTTTTTAAATGACTTAGGTCACCAAGAATCAGGAAATAGGTACAATATAGTTAATAGGTACGGATATATGGGAAGATACCAGTTTGGAAAATCTACTTTAAAAACGTTAAAGATACGAGTAAGTCGGTCTGTATTCTTGAAAGATACAGTTTTGCAGGAACAAGCTATGTTTGCTTTACTTAAACATAATAAAAAACGATTGCAAAAACTTATAAATAAGTTTGATGGGAAAACCGTACACGGAGTATTAGTTACAGAATCAGGATTATTAGCAGCAGCTCATTTAGGCGGACAAGGAAGTGTTAAAAAGTGGTTTAGATCAGGAAGAGTAAGAAGGGACGGAAATGGAGTAAAAATAACTACGTATATGAAAAAATTCGGAGGATATACCCTAAGTTTATAAAATGAAAAAGAGTACAAAACACCTTATAATAGTAGGCCACCCTGATCAGAAATCTTTCTGCTATAGTGGCATATACAAAACCATTATTAGACAGATGAATAAGTATAACTCGGAATATAGAGTTATCGACTTGTATGAAGATAAATTACATAGAGATAAAAAAGACCTGATAAAAAACTATAAGAAGTTAGTTACTTGGTCAACCCATATGTACTTTGTTTCACCAGTATGGTGGTTCAGGTTAACACCTAAGTTAGAAATGTTTTTTGACGAAGTATTCACACCTGGATTTGCATATAAATTTGTACCAATAGTAGGAAAGTATGCATACCCAAAACCATTCTTCAGTAATAAGAAAGTAAGGACGTATATTACACACGGAGCTCCAAAATTACCAGTTATAACACTGTATTTAAACTCTGTAAAGTTAAGACTAGTTATGGGAGTGTATACATTCGTATTTGGCTGGAACTTAAACAGATGGACTAAGACAAAACAATTCTGGTCAGTACCATTTGTATCAAAAGAAAAACGTAGAAAATACTTAAGAATAGTAAAAGAAGATATTAGAAAAGATTTAGGACTATGAAAAAAGTAAAAACTAGCTACTGGAATAACTACTTAAGGAAGATGGTTAGAGATAGGAGACTAACACCAGCCGAACGTTTAGGTACAAGAATAGGCTATATGGGAGTAGGATTTTTAATAGCAGGTCAATGGACACTTAACCCAGCTATGTATGTAATAGGTTTTGGATGTGTCTTAATACAGGTAGCAATTCGTAGACAGTGGAACTTAGTAGCACTACAGTTAAACGGATTAATTGCCTGGACGATACATTTTATAAATTCGTTATAAAAAAAACGTATATTTAGTTGGAGATAAGAAATATTCTGACTATATTATACTATAGGTAATAATTAGTGTCGTAGCACCACTTTAAAAACACACGTATGCAAGAAGAAATACAAAAAGAGTTATGGAATAGAGAAATTAGAAACTCTATAAAAATCGACGGACAGAAGATACCTGATCCGAAATTACATCAAAGAATATCTTTTATTAAATCAGCTATAAGAATGGGAGCATGTGCTTTGGGATTCTTTGGTATGTTTGAAGTTGGATTTATTGGACTATTTTTAGCAGAAATAGTTGGAATTGGTGAAGAATTAGTTTAAATTATAATTATGGGAAAATACCAATCAACAAAAGTATTTGACGGATACTCTACTGTATTTCGTCAATGGAAAGCAACAACTACACATTGTTCTAAACTACACGGATACGGTGTATCGTTTAAGATATGGTTTGAAGGAGAATTAGATGAAAGAAATTGGGTCTGGGATTTCGGAGGAATGAAAAGAGCTAAAGGGACTATAGAAAAGATGACACCTAAGGCATGGATGGATTATATGTTTGATCATACCTTTTTAGTAGCTGAAGATGATCCGTTCAAAGAATCTTTTATGCAAATGGACTTAGCAAAAGTAGCCCAAGTAAGAGTAGTTCCGGCAACAGGAGCAGAGAGCTTTGCTAAATTTATTTACGAAAGTATAAATCCATTTATTGAATCAGAAACTGACGGAAGAGTTAAGATAGTTAAAGTAGAATTTAGAGAACACGCTAAAAACAGTGCAATTTATGTCGCATAAACAGTTAAAAAGGGTAGAAGACTACGATAAGAATTTACCTATTGTAGAAATATATACAGCAGTGCAGTCTGAAGGTTCAAGAGCAGGGTATCCTACAGTGGTAATTAGAACAACAGGATGTACACACAGATGCTACTTCGGTGAAGGAGGATGGTGTGATAGTTGGTATACAAGTATTCATCCGGAAAAGGGACATTTTAATTTCAAAGATATTATTAAGGCATATGAAGATAATCCTCATATTAAGGAAATGATGTTGACTGGCGGTTCACCAACAATGCATCCAGCCTTAGTAAACGAACTAACACACTTTGCACATGAAAACAATATATTCATTACTATTGAAACTGAGGGATCTCATTTTCTGCCTACCGATTATCCTATTAATTTGCTTAGCATTAGTCCTAAGTTTAGTAATAGTGTCCCCGTTGTTGGTGTTGAAACTCCTCAAGGAGCCATTACCGACGAAAGAATGGTAAAACGTCATAATAAGTTTAGACTTAATTATGATGCAATAAAACAATCAATTACTTACCATTCTGACTACCATATTAAACCTGTATGGGACGGTAAAGATGAGGGAGCATTATCCGAGATTATGGAATGTATTAGTATCTTAGAAGTACCTCAACATAAAGTTTGGTTTATGCCTGCTGGAGATTCTAGAGAAGCACTATTTAAATCTTACCCCGTATTATTTGATTGGGTTAGAGATAATGGTTATAGAATGACTTGGAGACCGCACATTATTGCTTTCGAAGATCAACGTGAAGTATAGTGGATAAAAAAGAGGCATTAGAAATATTAGAAACTATAGCAGAAAACATTAATACATGTTGTGCAATTACTATGGAACCAGATGACGTTTTGGTACTATGTGATAAACTAAAAATATATATAGAGAATGATTAACTTAAAAGAATTAATAGAATCAGCAGGTCCGGATAGACTTGACCACACGGTTACTATAGAAGGAAGCCCAGTTTGGGACTATAAAATGGGAGGTGTACATACTGTATTTCTCATATCTGAAGACCCTTGGGAGGGTGTAGAAGAAGAGTACGTAACTTTAAGAGAACTGAGAAAGTACATAGTAGACAGCTTCATACCTTTCGATTCAGTAAAATTTAAAACAGAAGCAGATAGAGAATTAATTAAAAGTTTCAAATGGGAAGAAAAGCAATTAGTATTATCACATTATTAGTATTATTACCTTTTGCAGGTGTTAGTCAAGTAATAGAAGTAGAAACAAAGATATACAAGGTACTGTACGATCAAGATTTAAAACAACCTCTTGAAGTTAGGTACACAGTTCAGTGTCCTAAAGGAGATGCTGACAGAGCAGGAATGGATTTTAGAACCGTTCCTAATGTGATCACATCTAGACCAGAAGACTACTCTAACAATGTATGGGATAAAGGTCATCTTGCTCCTGCAGCAGCATTTAGTTGTACTAAGGAGATGTTAAGAGAAACGTTTCTATACTTTAACTGTGCTCTTCAACATGAAAGTTTAAATAGAGGAGTATGGAATAGGTTAGAACAATTCGAAAGAAGTCTAGCTAACTTCTATCAAGTCGAAGTAGTAATAGAGGTAATATTTGACGACAAGGTCAGAAGAGTTCCTACAGGAGCAGCAATACCTAAAGAATTTACAAAGACTATAAAGTTTGGTGATAAGAATTTAAAATTTAGGTTCCCAAACACCAATACATCAGGAACGAATTGGATTGACTACTTAATAGACTAAAAAATGACAGAGAAAGAATTTATTGACTGGTTAAGAGGATACGTAGACGGAGTACATACCTACTCAGTATCACCCAAGCAGTGGCAGTACTTAAAAGATAAAGTTAAAAGTATATCTACAGGATCTACTAGGTATACTATTGATAGTGATAAGTGGACAACTAACATAGCATAACAATGGAACCAAAGAAAATTTATATTACCTGGGATGAGGTTAACGAATTACTGGATAGAGTATATGATCAATGTAAAGAAGATATATCATTAGTAACAGGTGTACCGAGAGGAGGTACAATATTAGCAATACTATTTTCACATAGATTTGATATACAATATACTCCTTATATGAGTAATCATTACCCCAATATGCTTATACTAGATGATATAGCAGATTCAGGAAAAACATTCAAAGACTTAGAACAAGACTTTCCTAAACCTAAATACGGAGCATTACATTACAAAATCACTTCGGTATTTGAACCAGACTATTACGCAAAGGAAATAGATAAAGACTTTGGATGGATAGTATACCCTTGGGAGAAAAAAGATTCAAATACTATTCAAAATTATTTGGAGAATTAAAATAAATTGCTTATATTATTATTATATTAATGAGTCGTAGAACCTCAAAAAAAACAATTAAAATTTATGCCTAAAAAGTTTATAGACGGAACAGAATTAGTAAAAGCAGGATATGCAAACGGTATATCAAGTCAATTAGCAGAGAAGCAAAAAGCAGAAGGACCTGAAGCTAGATTAACTGAACATGAGAAACAAGTAATTATAGAAAGAGCAGCAAATGCTTATGCAGATTTTCTAACTGCATTAGGATGTAACTATAAAGACGATCCTAATTCATCTGAGACCCCTCATAGAGTAGCAAAAGCATACGTTAATGATTTATGGGCAGGAAGGTATAACCCTTTAGACCGTATTACAGCATTTCCTTCAGACGGATATGACGGTATTGTACAGGAGAGTAATATACCAGTAACGTCTATGTGTTCTCACCATCATCAAGCTATTAGAGGTACAGTAAGTATTGCTTATATTGCTTCGGAAGATGGAAAGGTAGTTGGACTATCTAAGCTAAATAGAATAGTAGAGCAATTCGGAAGAAGAGGAGCTATTCAGGAACAACTTACTGTGGCTATACATAATGCAGTAAATAAGATATGTGAAGGTAATTTAGGAGTTGCAGTACAAGTTAATGCTACTCATGCATGTGTATCCTGTAGAGGAGTTAAACACGGTGGTGCCTCAATGCAAACAGCAAAACTAACCGGAGCATTTTTACACGAAGATTCTGCAAAAGCAGAATTTTATAAGAATATAGAATTAGCTTCAATTTGTAAACATTAAATATTATGGAAGGAAAACAATTATCATTATTCCCTATACTAGATCCTAAAACTGGAAAAGACTATGTACCTTTTGTTAGTGAAGTAGAAACATTTAACGACACATTTAATAAACCTAATAACTATGAACCTACTATACCGGCTAAGAAAGAATGGCAATTCGTATATGACTTCATACTCGAAGAACTTGAAGAATATAGAGAAGCTTGCGAAAACGGAGACATTGTGGAAGTTTTGGACGCTTTGTGCGACATTGCTTATGTTTCCCTTGGGAACGGTACTATGTTACATGGTCTTAAGGATAAGATATGGCCAGCATATCAAGAGGTACAGGCAAGTAATATGTCAAAAGCTTGCAAAACTGAAGAAGAAGCCATACATAGCGTCAGCAAAAGAACTCAGGAACAAGGTGAGGCCTGCCATTTTGAGAAGATTGATGAGGGACGGTATATTGTCTATAGAACACGTGACAGGAAAGTAATGAAAAGCATTAATTACTTCAGACCAGACTTAAAGCAATTCTTCTAGTATGATTGATTTAACTAAACATAAGATATATGTAGATAGTCATAAAATGGAAATGGTGCCTCTATCTATAGCAATTAAAGCAGTTAAAGAAGCAAGTACTCCGGAAGTAGAAAAGTATGCAGAGGAGTTTGAAAAAGCAATGGCAGAATTACGTAACTCAATAAACGACATAAAATTAGATGATTAAAATAGCTCATGAAAGTCCTAAAAGTATTTTTAACGATGTACAACAGTATACAGATTATGATTACGCATTAGTACATTTATTAGAAGAAGATGAAGAGTACTTAAACCAGTTTAAAGAAGCAGTCAAAAAAGGTAGGGAAGTTATATTAGATAATTCTATTTTTGAATTAGAAGAAGCTTTTGATGCTGATAAATTTGCTTACTGGATTAATGAGCTAAGACCAACTTGGTATATAGTACCTGATGCATTAGAAGATACTAAGAAAACTATGAGTCAGATGGCTAGCTGGAATATGCACTATTCAAAATCAGTATACGGTAAAAAGATAGGAGTAGTTCAAGGTAAGACATACAAGCAGATAGCAGCATGTTACGAATATATGGATAAAATTGCTAATGTAGACATGGTCGCAATATCTTTTGACTATTCGTATTATACCGATTCTATACCTCATCCTAACAAGTATGTTAGCTGGATGCTAGGACGTATTAAGCTACTTGGAGATTTAGTAAGAGACGGTATAATAAATGAAGATAAACCTCATCACCTACTAGGTTGTGGACTACCTCAAGAGTTTTCTTACTATTCTCAATACCCTTGGATTTACTCCTTAGATACTAGTAACCCTGTCGTGCATGGCATTAAAGGTATACCATACGGTTCAGATGGATTATTCTCAAAAGAAAGACAAAAGCTTCATGAACTCATTAATTTTGAAGTAGAAGATACGAATTTAATTCTAAATAATATTCATAAATTTAAATGGCTTACAAATGGAAAGAGAGCAGTATAAGGTAGGAGATAAAGTAAAATTTAATTTTATTGGCCAAGTAGAAGTCGGGGTTATAGAAACAATAAGCGAAGGTTATGTGAACTTCTCTAGCTATAATACTAAATACAGCATCAGATGTGGAGCACATTTATATCCAATCTCTTATGAAGGTATAGAACAAATAGTAAAATGAGAAAACCCTGGATAGCATTTTTCAGTCAGACCGGTTCCGAAATAGTAGATATAGCTAATGCAATAGGCTATTGGCCTGATGCTATAATAACTAACGAAAGGCCTTCAAACATTAGGAAGATAAATAATGACTTACTAGAACAGAACCTACTAGCAACAACAATAAATAAACCCTTAGTAGAGGATTATGAAGAAGTTATAGGGTTTTATAAGGATCCTGTAATAACACTACACGGATGGTTAAGAATTATGCCTCCTTCTATATGTGAAAAATATAGTATATTTAACGGACATCCAGGACTTATTACGGAATATCCAGAACTAAAAGGTAAGGATCCACAAATGAAAGCTTTTGAAGGTAAGTACCCGGTGATGGGATGTGTTCTTCATAAGGTAGTTGCAGGAGTTGATGAAGGAAAAGTTCTAGCAGAAGAGAGATTTAATGCTTTCAATATTACTGAAGAAGAGATGTGGAAGGTAACTAGAGATAGATCTCTATTTCTTTGGGTAAACTTTCTTAAAAAAGCAGTTGGAAAGTAGTTTATAATTTCGTATATTGTATATAAATAATAAAAGGTTATATATTATGAAAAAAGAGAGTAGTTCATTTCAAAGATTAATGGTATTTTTTTTAGAGCAAAATAGAAAATACGGAGGAAACTTTGGAGTTGCAGGAATGTTTAATACATTAAATAGGTTTTATGGTAAATAGAGTTGCACTAGTTGGAGCAAGTAGTACAGGTAAGACTACTGTTTACGAACTATTAAAAAATAAATTACCTAAATACGACTTTGTTAACGAATCTACTAGAACAATAGGCTCTTATGGATTTCCTATCAATGAGAAAGGAACTGATGCTACTCAATTAGCTATTAGTTGTTTTCATTTAGAAGCTTTACTACAACCTACCAATCAAGTACTCGATAGATGCTTTATGGATGTTGTAGTATATACAAGATTTATGGATAACGTATCAGAAGAGACGTGGAAATATATAGACGCTACTTGGAATAGGATTAAAAACGAGTACACCCACTACATTTATTTTCCTATAGAATTTGATTCTGTAGATGATGGAGTAAGAAGTGTCAATGAGCTTTGGAGAAGAGATATTGATGCTGAATTTAAAGATGTATTAGAAGGTGTAAGTCAACCTTATTTGACGATAACAGGTTCTCCTATGCAAAGAGTAGAGCAAATATTAAAATTTATAAAATAAAATTATGGCAAACGTTAAGAATTATCAAGAAGTAGTTGAGATTGCTTCTAAGCATTTAGGAAAAGTTGGAGGAGACGGGTATAAGGATACATACTCTCCTGAACTGTTAGTAAAAGTACCAAGGTACTTAAATAGAGAAGGTTACGGACTTACGTCTGATAGTTTTGTAGGGGTAGATACTTGGAACTGTTATGAAGTATCTGCAATTACTACTAAAGGACTTCCGGTAGCAGGTATGTTGAAAATAGTTTGCCCTTCAGATAGTGAATATCACGTAGAATCTAAATCTATTAAGTTATACTTGAATTCTTTTAATATGACACGGATAGGAGATAATTCTGCAGACTGTATGGCAGTTATAGAAGCAAGAGTAAAGAGGGATTTAGATGAGTTACTAGAAACTAATACTACCGTTTCTTTTTATGCCTGTGAAAGCGAAGGAATTCCTATTTCTTTTGAAGGATATTCCGATCTCGGTGCTATAGTAGACTTAGATCAAATAGACTTTACAGCTTTCCAGTCAGATGCAAATCAATTAGCAATAGAAGATAGAGTTGATGAGCCTGTAGAGATTAAGTTAAAATCTAACTTACTTAGATCTAACTGTAGGGTAACTAACCAGCCAGATTGGGGAGATGTATTTATCAAAATAAAAGGAAGAGACATACCTGCAGCAGATGCACTTGCTAAGTATATTGTTAGTCATAGGACCGTTAGTCATTTTCATGAAGAGATTTGTGAAATGGTATTTAAACATCTAATGGATGCTTATAAGCCGGATCAATTGATGGTATCTTGTTTATATACTAGAAGAGGTGGATTGGATATTAATCCTATAAGAGCAACCCACCAAAGTTTGATACCGGAATTCTTTACAAACACAGATTTTAGAATCGCTAAAACCTTAAGACAGTAGTATGGAAAATATAAAATTACAAGAGGAACTCGCTAGTTTAAGATTTGAAGGTAAGTCAGTACTAGATGCAACATATTCACTTTTTGATTTCTTAGGACAAAAAGCAGGACCTGAATTAGGAAAAGATGTATATAAGACAGCATTAAGAGAGAAAGAACCAGTGGGTATAAGAGAGATAAGTAATAAATCTTATACAGGTAAAGTAATGTTATATAGAAGAGAATTCTTAAAAGAGTATTTTGATGGAAAAAGAAACAGTAGAGTTTAACGAACTTATAGCAAGAAGAATACCTCCAGGGGATAAATGGGAACTAGTCATCGATAAGAAAAATGTTATCAATGGCTTAGTACCGACCTTAAATCAGTATATGCGTAAAACTGAATTTAAAGGGCATTATAGGTTAGAACCTTTGAATAGTAAATTATTTGCTATAAAAACAAAAGAGGTAACTATAGAGGAACCGGAACCAGAAAAGTTTGATCTTTATGGAGAATATTAGGAGAGAAGTTGCTTAATTGCAACTTTTTTCTTATATTATATTATATTAAAACGGTTATATTATGTCAAAAGCAGAAAATCATTACAAAGAATGGCCATTGGAGGAATGTCGACTTTATTTCGATAGATACCTTTCAATGATTAAAAACAAAGACGTAAAAGTTGTACGAGAACTCTTAGCAGAAGAGTTCGGTAGGACTAGAAGTTCTATTGGGTTTAAAGAAAGAGAAGTTATCGGAGTATTAACTAACGGCGAAGAAGGGATCTACACTTACGGTGAGAACATGATTAAAGCTACTAACGAGGCTTTAGAAAAATCCGGAATGTCAGTTACAAGATTTAAAATTTTATTTGAATAGTATGAATATAGAAAAGAAATACTACACCGTCCAAGATACTGAGACGCTAAAACTAATGTACCAGCATATTGAAGATTCAGAAGTAATAGCAATAGATACTGAGACAACTTCATTGAATATGAGGAAAGGTAAGATTGTGGGGTGGTCTATATCCGGAGCTGAAGGTACAGGTTTTTACCTACCTACTTTAGTTTGGAGTCATGAAGCTAATGAACTGGTAGTACAGGAAATAAACGGTCAAAGTACGGAGATAATTTCTAAGAACTTGCTTAAGATGTTAAAAGGTAAGAAACTTGTAATGCATAATGCTTCGTTTGACTGTAGATTTATTAAGAACTACTTTGGAATAGACTTACTAGAAGACTTATGGGTAGAGACTCTTTTACTAGTACATACAGTACAGGAAGAAGGTGCTGGTATGGGAGTATTCGGACTTAAAGCTCTTGCTATATCAATACAGGAACATATAGGATTAGATGTTGAGAAAGCCGCTAACGAAGAGCAAATAGAATTAAAAGGTTCTATAAAGAAAAATGGAGGAGAAGCTACTAAAACTAACTTTGAAATTTATAAAGCAGATCTTGATATACTTTCCAAATATGCATCTGCAGATACAGACTTAACTTTACGTCTATGTAATCACTTCCTAACAAAGCTTAAAGAAGAGAATTTAGAGAAGTTCTTTTTCGAAGATGAAGTAATGCCTATATACAAAGAAGTAACTATTCCTATGGAAAACTACGGAGTAGATTTAGATATGGACTTACTGCAAGAAACTCACGATAATATAGCAAAAGACTTAATAGAGAATAAGGATATAGTAAAAAAGAGCTTATTAGCAACTTCAGAAGCTAAGAAATGGGTTATGAATACTGCATTCGATAATTTTCCTCCCAACCATAAAGGTAGTTGGGCACAGAAGCTTGCTGAAAGGTACTCACTATGTCTACCTAAGTCTGAGAAAACAGGTAAGTATTCTCTTACTCAAAAGAATATCGAAGAATTAGAAGATAGTCCTGCAAAGCAGTTCCTACTAACAGGTGATAATTCAATACTTGAAGAACTAGAAATAGCTCGTATTTCTATGTCGCTATGGAAAGAGAAGAACGATGGAGAATATATCAATATACAGTCTAAAAAGCACTTAGGTGAGATTGTATTTAACTACATGGGGATTAAGGCTAAGAGCAAGACAAGAAAAGGTCAAGCTCAGTTTGATATGGACATGTTAGAATCATTAGCAAAGACGTATGCCTGGGCTGAAAACTTAAGAATATATAATAAGTTACTTAAGATTAAATCTACATATGTTGATAGGTTTATAGATAATAGCGAAGACGGTAGATACTATTTTTACTTTAAACAACACGGTACTGTATCAGGCCGTTACGGTTCGGATGCTCAACAGCTTCCTAAACCTAAAGAAGAAGGAGAAGATGCTCCGATTATTGTTAAGTATACTAATATTGTTAGAGCATTCTTAATTGCTGGAAAAGATAGAAAGGTAATAGATTCGGATTATGAATCACTAGAACCTCACTGCTTTGCCTCAGTAACAGGAGATCTAAAATTACAGGAGATATTTAATAATGGCTGGGACTTTTATTCTACCGTAGCTATACAAACTGAAGAACTAAAAGGAGTATCTCCAGATAAAAAAGCTGACAACTACTTAAAGAAACTAGACCCAGTTAAACGTAATCAAGCTAAAGCATACTCTTTAGGTATTGCATACGGAATGGAGGCATATGCTTTGGGTATGACTTTGGGAATACCTACTAAAGAAGCAGAAAAATTAGTAGCAGGGTATTTAGATGGCTTTCCTGATCTTAAAAAATGGAGAGAAGATTCTAGATTGCAAGTTAAAGCTCATGGGTATATTAAGAACTATGTAGGACGTATTAGACACTTACCTAAGGTTACTAAAATCTATGAAAAATTTGGAGAAAGGATAATGGACTGGAGATTTAGAAACCAACTATCAGAACAGTACGGTAAGGACCAGGTACTTCAAGTATACAGAGATTACAGAAACGGCTTGAACAACTGCTTAAACTTTCAACTTCAGTCTTTAGCAGCATCTGTAGTGAATAGAGCAGCACTTAAGATTAACCGTAAGGCTAAGGAGATGAATATCGATGCAATTGTACAGGCACAGGTTCATGATCAACTTATAATTAATATTAGAGAAGATCAAGCGAAAGACTTTGCTCCTATAGTACAAGAGATAATGGAGAATAATCTAATACTACCTGGAGTTACGTTAAAAGCACCTCCTGAAATAGCTGATAATTGGAAAGAAGGGCATTAAAAACTAAAGCTAACCTATTTATAATAAAGAAAATTGACCCTAGAGCGATTTTATTCTTTAACAACCAGAGAGCTTCGGCCTCACAAAACCAAATGATATGAGTACATTATTCAATGAACGCACACCGTTCGACTTACTATTCCGTAATCTTTTCAAGACAGACGGAGTTTTCCAACCAACAACGTTCGAAAACAAACAACCACACCCACTAGATATTTTTTATGACGATGAAGGACTTCATTTTGAAGTTGCCTGTACTGGTCTAACTAAAAAAGACATCC